GCGGTGGGAGCGCGCGGGGGATTTTCAGACCCGACCGCCAGCGCGGCCATCTCGGCGGCGACGCCAATCCGCTGCGTCGTCATCGACGGGCGGCGCGTCGGAAAGCCGGAGACGTGGCTCAAAGTCGTTGACAAGACCTATGAGCATCTGGAACCGCTGCATCGCGGCGTCGTTCGCGACCGCTACCTCGGACGGAGCTATCAAGAGACCTGCATCAAGCGGAGCGTGTCGCAGGCGACATACAGCCGCATCGTTTCGGACGCGCGCATGTTCGCCGCCAGCATCGCCGCGCAGTACGGGCTCGTAAAAATCGTGGATTGAAATAACGGAAATTTCGGCAGCGAAATTATGCTATGATAAAGACACGGTGCAAAGCCAGAGAGAAAAGCAACCTCCTAGAAATTTTCCCTATCGTGCCATGAAAAAGGGCGCTTGCCAAAATCGGCAGGCGTCCTTTTTTGTGCGCGGGCTTCGGAAATTGGATTTCTGGGAGCGACGGAAGGAGCAGTCAGCAGATGGCGCGCGAGTTTTCCAGGCACATCTACGAATCGCGGCGGTGGCGGAAATGCGCGAAAGCCTATGCAGAGTCGAAGCTCTATGTCTGCGAGAAGTGCCACAACGCCATTCCGCACAAGGACGGCAGGCCGCAGCGCTTCATCGTCCATCACATCCGGCCGCTCACGCCGGACAACATCGGAGACGACGCGACGGTCTACGGGTGGGACAACCTCATGCTACTCTGCCAGGAGTGCCACAACGCCATCCATGCGAGAGGCGAGGACGGCGGGAGGCGCGTCTGCTTTGACGAGGACGGCAACGTCACAGGAGTTATCGACGTTGATGCAGGCGGCTGACACGCTCGGCGGGCGGCGCGCGCTCGTGCAGCGGGCGTGGAGGTCGGCTCTCGCGGGCGGCGCTCTCTGGCGTTGTCTCTTTGCAGTAAACACTCCCCCCCTGTTTGTGCGTCCAAAAAGTATTTTCTGTCCGCCGGGGGCGGGCCTTCGAGTGATACGCACGTCGCACATGAGAGGGGGGTGGTCGAAAAAGGGGTGAAAAATTGGCATAAGATGAGAGGAAGAACGACGATTAAGAAAAGGGTGGCCGAATTAGAGGCCATTTTCGAGAATTTAGACGCCGATAAAATGAAAATCGTGCGGCCAATGCTATCGCGTATGGCGCACCTCGAAGTCTACATGACCAACCTCGAAGCGACCATCGAAAAAGACGGATTCGTCGAGAAATACGAGAATGGCGGCGGCCAGTCGGGGACGAAAGAGTCCACGGCCAGCCGATCGTACTCGACCGTCGTGAAGAACTACAATGCGCTGGCGCGGACGGTGCTCTCGCTGCTGCCGGAGACGGAACAGCAGGAAGCATCGGACGGGCTCGACGAGTTCCTGCACGGCATGAGTGGCTAACTACATCGAGCAGTATGCAGCGGCCATCGAGCGCGGCGACATCGTGACGAGCGACAAGGTCAAACGGCTTTACCGGCACCTTGTGAAGAAATTGCAGGACACGGGCGGCCGGTACGTCTTCGACGAGGGGAAGGCGAAGTACGTCATCGAGTTCATCGAGCGTTTCTGCAAGCACTCCAAGGGAAAATGGGCGGGAAAGCCCGTCCTCTTGGAGCTCTGGCAGAAAGCCATCCTCTCGGCGCTCTTCGGATTCGTCGACCGCAAGACGGGGAAGCGGCAGTACCGCGAACTGCTGCTGATCGTCGCGCGCAAGAACGGCAAATCGACACTCGCGGCCGCCATCGGCGTCTACCTGCTCGTGGCAGACAAAGAGCCGGGGCCTGAAATCTACAGCGCGGCGACGAAGCGCGACCAGGCGAAGATCATCTGGTCGGAGTCGGTTAACATGATTCGGCATAGTCCGGCGCTCAACAAGCGATGCAAGTGCCTTGTGTCGAAAATCCGCTGCAACTTCAACGGCGGCATGTTCGCGCCGCTCGCCAGCGACACGAACAACCAAGACGGCCTGAACATTCACGGGGCGCTCATCGACGAGCTGCACGCCATCAAGGACAAGAACGCCTATGACGTTCTCGTAGATGGCATGAGCGCGCGCGAGCAGCCTATCTGCATCATCACGTCGACGGCAGGCACGGTCCGCGATAACATCTTCGACCTCAAGTATGAAGAGGGCGCGAAAATCGTCGCGGGCTACGGAGACCCGGAAGGGTATCACGACGAGACGATTTTGCCGGTCATGTACGAGCTCGACAAGCGGGAAGAATGGGTCAAGCCGGAAAGCTGGGGCAAAGCCAATCCGGCACTCGGCACGGTCAAGGACATCGAGCAGCTGAAAGTCAAGGTCGAGCGCGCGAAAGCCAATTCGATTTACGTCAAGAACCTGCTCTGCAAGGACTTCAACGTGCGCGAGACGGCTTCGGCGGCGTTCTTCACGTTCGAGCAGCTGAACAACGAAGCGACGTTCGACCTCGACGCGCTGCATCCGCGCTACGCCATCGGCGGCGTCGACTTGTCGGCCACGACCGACCTCACATGCGCGAGCATCCTGTTTCGTGTGGCGGGCGACGAGACAATCTATGTGCAATCCATGTACTGGATTCCTGAAGACCTCATGGAGAAACACATCCGCGAGGACAAAGTGCCTTATGACATCTGGCAAAAGCGCGGCTTCGTCCGCACGTCGCCGGGGAACTCCATCGACTATCGGCTGCTCGTCGAATGGTTCGAGGAAATGCGCACGGAGCACGACGTCTATCTCTATCGCGTCGGCTATGATTCGTGGAGCGCGAAATACTTCGTCCAGAACATGGTCGACGTCTTCGGCGAAGCGATCATGGTGCCGGTTATCCAGGGCAAAAAGACGCTCTCGGGCCCGATGAAGTCGCTCGGGGCGCTGCTGGAAGGGAAGAAAGTCAACTATGGCAACAATCCCGTGACGAAATGGTGCATGGCGAATGTCTGCGTCGATGTCGACCGCAACGGCAACATCCAGCCGACGAAAGGCATTTCGCCAAAGAAACGCATCGACGGCTTCGCCGCCATGCTGGACGCTTTCGTTGTCTACGAGGACACGAAAGACGAATACGAAAACATGCTATGAGGGGGTGAGAACTTGGAACTTCGAGGGCTATTCCATAAGATTTTCGGAGCGCTCGGCGGCGGGCGGCGACAGACGGAGCAGGCGGAACTGCTCAACAGCTATACGAACGTCTACACACCGTGGGACGGAAATGCCTACGACGACCCGACCGTCCGCGACTGCGTCGATACCATCGCGCGCCACTTCGGCAAGATGAATCCGCGCCACGTCGTGCGGCAGGGCGGGAAAATCCAGAAAACCGTCGAGGACAACTTGAATTACCTTCTCACGACGAAGCCGAATGTGCTAATGACGACGAGCGAATTCCTCGAAAAGGTGGCGGCGCAGTATCTCACGTACAACAACGCTTTCGTCTACCCGCAGCGCGACGCTGGCGGGCGGCTCGTGGCGCTCTGGCCGCTGCACTTCGAGGAAGTGGAGCTGCGCGAGCACGCAGACGATCTTTACTGCAAGTTCACGTTCGGGACGGGCAAGCAGACAACGGTGCCGTATGACAGCATCGTCCACATCCGCCGCCAGTTCAACCGGGACGACGTCTGGGGCGAAGAGCAGGGGCGCATCATGCGCGACGACCTCTCAACGCTCAAGGCAGTCAAGTCGTCCATCGTGAACGCCGTCAACAACTTCGGCAGCTTGCGCGGCATCCTCCACTGGAAATCGACGCTGCGGCCGGAGGACGAGAAGGCTGCATGGCAGAAATTCATCGACACCTATGCGTCGAGCAAGAACGGCAGTGGCATCGGAAGTCTCGACAACAAGGCCGACTTCCAGCAGATCACGACGACCGTCACGACGTTCAACGCCGCGCAGATGCAGTTTGCGCGGGATGCCATTTACCGGCATTTCGGGCTGAATGACAGCATCGTCACGGGAAAGTACACGGAGGACGAGTACATCGCTTTCTACGAGAGTGTTTTGGAGCCCATCGCCGTCAAGCTGGCGCAAGAACTCACGGACAAGCTCTTCACGCCGCGCGAGCGCGGCTTCGGTAACGAAATCGTGCTCGAGACGAACCGACTTTCGTACATGTCGGTCGCGTCGAAAATCAAAGTCTGCCAGGCGCTCACGCCAATCGGATGTATCTCCATCAACGAAGTGCGCGAGATGTTCGGATATGCGGGAGTCGAAGACGGAGACGAGCGGCAAGTGAGCCTGAACTACGTCAAGGCGGGCGACCAATCCGCCTATCAGACAGGAAACATGGGAGGGGGTGACGACAATGGACAAGGAGATTCGGCAGATGACGATGAAGCCGCTGCTTCGGAGTGACGAGGCGGGCGGCGGCATGGTCGTCGAAGGCTATGCAGCCGTCTTTGAATCGCCGACCGTGCTCTACGAATCGGAATACTCGGGGTATCAGTATCTCGAGCAGATTACAAGGGGCGCGTTTGACGGCGCGGACATGTCTCGCACGGTCTTCAAGTACAATCACGGGGACAATGCGCTCGTGCTGGCGCGGACGTCGAATGGTTCGTTGAAACTTGAAGCCGACGAGCACGGCCTCAAGGTGACGGCGACGCTGGCGGAAACGACGGCCGGCCGCGACCTCTACACGCTCATCCGCGGGGGCTATATCGACAAGATGTCGTTCGCCTTTACCGTGGACGCCACGACGACCGCGCAGGATGACAAGGCGAAGCGCTACTTGCGCAGCATTGACAAGATCGGGACGGTTTACGACGTTGCCGCCGTGGACTTTCCCGCATACGATGACACCGAAATCGAAGCACGCAGCGGCAGCGCGGATTTTTTCAAGCGTCTGGACGCGAAGCGCATCGAGGATAGAAAACGCCGGCTGAAATTGCTGGCATCGCTCTGAAGGAGGGGCAAAACACATGAATCGCATGGAAGAAATCAACAAGAGAAAAGCCGAAATCCGCGCTCTGCTGGAATCGGACAAGGAAGCCGACCTCGACGCACTCGAAAAGGAGCTGCGCGAGCTCGACGATGAACAGGCGAAGCTCGAGAAGCGGGCGGCGGTCGCTGCCGGCATCCAGGAAGGGAGCATCCCGTCTGCGAAGGTCGAAGCGCCGAAGGACGAGACGCGCACGGCGAAGTACGACAGCGAGGAATACCGCACGGCCTTCATGGAATATGTCTGCCGTGGCAAGGAACTGCCGCTTGAATTCCGCGCGGACGCTACGACCGCCACGACGGACATCGGCGCACTCGTGCCGCCGGTCACGCTGAACAAGATTGTCGAGAAAATCGAGGCGTATGGCATGATCCTGCCGCTCGTCAATCGGACGGCATACAAGACGGGCATGAACATCCCTGTCGCCAGCATCAAGCCGACGGCATCGTGGGTCGCCGAGGGCGCGGGCTCTGACAAGCAGAAACTGCCGCTCGACGCCGCTATCACGTTCGGGCACTTCAAGCTGCGCTGCGCGGTGTCCATCACGCTCGAGACGAGCGAGATGGCACTGAGTGCGTTCGAGTCGCGTCTCGTGAACTCCATTTCGGAGGCGATGGCAAAGGCCATCGAGAAAGCCATCATCGAAGGCACGGGCAGCGGCCAGCCGACGGGCATCCTCACGGACGCCAGCAAGGGCGAGACGTTCAACCTCAAGGCGCTCACGTACAAAGACCTCGTCGCGGCCGAAGCGGCGCTGCCGATGGAGCACGAGAACAATGCTGTGTGGGTCATGAGCAAGAAGACGTTCATGGAGTTCGTCGGCATGGTGGACAGCAACGGCCAGCCGGTCGCTCGCGTCGAGCACGGTATCGCGGCCGCGCCGGAGCGCACGCTGCTCGGGCGGCGCGTCGTGCTCACGAACTATCTGCCGGCATTCTCGACGTCGCTCAAGAAGACGGATGTCTTCGCGATGATTTACAATTTCGGCGACTACACGCTGAACACGAATTTCGCCGTCGGCATCAAGACCTATGAGGACAACGACACCGACGACATCGTCCGCAAGAGCATCATGGTCGTCGATGGCAAGCCGATTGATTACACGTCGCTCGTCAAGCTCGCAGGCACGACGACGGCCTGAAACGAGGTGTGAGACATGGCGGTCACGCTGGAAGACCTCAAGAATTATCTGAAAGTGGACGCTGACATCACGGAGGATGACGAACTGCTGAAATCCATGATGTCTGCTGCCGTCGAATACATCGAGCAGCTCACAGGGAAGAAATTCAACGAGGACGCAGAGCTCTTCAACATTGCCGAGCGCGAGCTCATCCTGCAATGGTACGAGAACCGCACGTCCTACACGACGAAGACGAACCTGAACGAGCTGCCGCACAGCCTGTCCGCCATCCTTCGCCACATCGCGCTCGCGCAGCACTATGAAAGTCTCGACGAGGGGGCGGCGACATGATCAACTTCGACGAGCCGGGCATGCTGAACCGAAGGGTCCGCATCCTGCGCTACAAGGAGACGGTCGACGAATACGGGCTCACGCATCAGACACTCGAGGACGTCTTCGGCGGTCCGATATGGGCGCTCATCGAGCCCGCGCGCGGCCATACGTACTATGAGCAGTACCGCGACAAGGTCGAGCTCATCACGAAAATCATCATCCGCTATCGAAAAGGCATTGACGAGAATATGCTCGTCGCCTATGGCGGGCGGCAATACAAAATCACGAGCGTCGTGGACCCTTACGAGGCGCATGTGAAACTAGAGCTCATGTGCAACCTCAAGGAAAGGGGTGCTCAAGATGGAACTTGACGAATTTATCCAGCATATCGACGAAGCGCGGCTGCGCTTTCCTGCCGATGCGGAAGACAGCCTGCAAAAGGGCGCGAAACGCATGACGAAGGAAATCAAGAAGGCTTCGCCAGTCGGAAAGACTGACCATCCGCGAAAACTGAACAAGTCGTGGGTGTGCACGATGAAAGGGTGGACGGCGGACACGCTGCATGCAGAAATCCGCTCGAAAGCGCCGCACTTCCATCTCGTGAACCGTGGATTTCGCCGGAAAAACCATCTGGGACGCTTCGTGCCAAACAAGGGGAACGACCTCGCGCACGTCGGCTTTCTCAAGAAGACGCTCGACGCGAATTGGCCGGAAATCCGCGAGAACATGGACAAGGATTTCTACAAGAGAGTGAGGGACCGCCTTGAGTGACATCGTCAAGCAGTCGGATGTTCTCAAAGCCGTCATCGCGGCCGTGGCGAAAGAATTCTCGTGTCCTGTCTATTCCGACGAGGTACGCGAGGATTACAAGAAGCCTTGCTTCTTCATCGCCGCCAGCTCGCGCATGACGACGAAGGCCAACAACTGGCTCGAAAAGACGCTCGAAATGAAGCTCACGTATTACGCGAAAGACGAGCGAAAAAACGAAGTTGCATACATGGACGTCATCGACCGCATGCAGCTGCTCTTCCAGTCCGGCATCCAGACGGACGGCGGGCGCTACCTGCATATCGACACCGTCGAAGACGACCGCGCAGGCGAAGAGAACGACATCCTGACCATCCTCATCACCATCAACTACATCGAGAAGATCATCAAGTCTGTTTCCAGCATCTACATCGACGAGGTCGACGTCAACTATCAGACGGGCGGCGCGCGCGAAGACGAAGAGACATGGAAACAGACCATCGGGGAGGAATAACAAATGGCAAAACTCGGCATGCCTTCCGTGAACATCGCTTTCACGGAAGCAGGCATTGAAGCAATCGAGAGGAGCCAGCGCGGCATCGTCGCGCTCATCCTCGAAGAGCCTGCTGCGACCATCACGGAGCTCCTGGCAGGCTACAAGGACGGGGACGAAGACATCCCCGCCATCGAGAACCCGTTCACGGTCTATACGAGCGACGACATCCCTGAAAAGCTCACGGATGACAACAAGGACTATATCCGCAAGACGCTGCTCGGCTACCAGACGACGCCGTATCGCGTCAAGGTCTACTTGCAGCCGACTGTCGCGAAGGCCGAGGGCGAAGAGACAGACCCGAACGACAGCGCGGACAAGTTCGCGAAGACGCTCGACATGCTCGCGACCGACCGTTGGGATTATCTCGCCATTCCGACCATCACGGACAAGCAGACGGAGTCCGTCGGGACGTGGCTCAAGACGAACCGCGAGAACAAGTTCAAGCGCTCGAAGGTCGTGCTGCCGAATTACTCGGGCGATTACGAAGGCATCATCAACTTCACGAATTCGTTCGTCAAGACCGCTGCGAAGGAGTACACGACCGCGCAGTACACGCCGCGCATCGCCGGCCTTATCGCCGGGACGCCGATGACGATTTCTGCCACCTACGCGCCGCTTTCGGAGGTCATTGACTGCGACAAGCACACGCTCGACGAAAATGACGAAAAGGTCAACAAGGGAGAGTTCTTCATCTGGTACGATGGCGAAAAGTTCAAGATGAGCCGCGCCATGAACTCTCTTGTCACGACATCGCAGAGCAAGCTCGAAGCGTACCAGACCATCAAGTCGGTCGACGCCATGGATATGATCTATGACGACATCAAGCGCACGGCGCAGGACAGCTACATTGGCAAGTACACGAACGATTACGACAACAAGAAGCTGCTCATTTCGGCCATCTACGGTTATTTCCGTGAGCTCGAGAACGCGCGCATCTTGCAGAAGGGCTATTCCGTCGTGGACATCGACACAGAAGCCGTCAAGACGTACCAGCTCAAGCACGGGCTCTATACGAAGGACGAGCTGGCGAAGATGACGACGGACGAAATCAAGCAGCTCGACACGAAGAAGCAGGTCTATCTGAATGCGAAAATCCGTATTCTCGACGCGATGGAGGACATCCATCTCGACGTCGCCATCTGACGGGAGGTAAATCATGGACAGTTTCAAAGCACAACAGGTCATGACCGGCACCGAGGGCGAAGTCTGGATTGACTCGCAGTACATGGCGCAGGTCACGTCCTTCAAGGCACAGGTCAAGCTCATCAAGACCGAGGTCAATCAGGTCAAGGTGCGCGCGAAGCAGTACAAGGTCACGGGCTGGGAAGGCTCGGGCTCGGTCAAGATGAACCACGTATCGAGCTATTTCGTCCAGAAAATGAGCGACAACATCAAGAACGGACACCAGACCGTCTGCGAAATCGTGGCGAAGGTGTCCGACCCGGACGCTGTCGGCGCCGAGCGCGTCGCCATCCATGACGCGACGTTTGACACGCTCGTGCTCATGAACTGGGAAGCAAAGAAGCTCATGGAGGATGACGTGAACTTCACGTTTACGGACTATGACATCCTCGACACGGCAAGTGACAACTGATAGGAGGCATACCACATGAATCTGGCAGAAGCACTGCTCGCCGTTGATGCGGGCAAAATCAAGGAACGCGCGACGAAGGAAATCGAGATTCCGCGCCTTTCGAAAATCACGGGGGAACCGTTCATCGTTCAGCTGCGGCAGATTCCGTCGAAGCGCGTCCGCGAAATCCAGGACATGGCCATCGAGCTCGACCGGAACGGAAAGCCGAAAGCCGTCGAAGGCTTCGACTTGCAGCTCATGATGATTTGCGACAGCATCGCAAACAAGGAGTTCGACAACAAGGAAGTGCTGAAACGCTTCGGCGCGATGACGCGCAAAGAATTGTTCCAGACCATCTTCAACGCCGGTGAAGTCGCGGGGATTTTCCGCAAGACGCAGGAACTTTGCGGCTTCGGCGATGACACCGTCGTGGACAAGGTCGATGAAGTAAAAAACTGATCACGCAGAATGGCGACGTGCAGTTCATGTATTTCATGTTCGTAAGGCACGGAATACTGCCATCTGCGTTTTACAAGATGTCGCATGGCGAGAAAGTCATCTTGCGGGCGTTCATGCTGCAAGAAATCGAGGAAGACAAGAACGCCGTGAAGGAAATCGAGAACATGTCGAAAGGAGGATGACGTATGGCAGACATCATTGATGTCATCATGCGTATCACCGATATGGTGACGCCGTCGCTTGATGACATCCAGCGCCACCTCATTGACACGCGTAACCAGCATCGCCATCTTGCGAGCGAGGTGCGCGGCGTGAGCCGTTCACTTGGCTCGATGGCGGATGCTATGGCGCCGGTTGCTATGGCATCGGCTGCGGTCGGCGCGGTCGGCGTCAAAAGCTTCATGGATTTCGACGCGACCATCACGGCAGCTGGCGTCAAGGCGGGCGCAACGGCGGAAGAGGTTGAGCAAATGCGAGACGTCGCCGGAAAGCTCGGCGCAGAGTTCCCGATTTCGGCGCAGGACGCCGCGGCAGGCATGGACCGTCTCGCGGCGGGCGGCTTCGACGCACAACAGGCGATGGGAGCACTGCCGGCCATCATCGAGGCATCTGTCGCGTCGGGCGAAGACCTCGCGGCGACTTCGGATGTCGTGACATCGGCACTCGACATCTGGAACATGAGGACGGGGGATGTCGCGGCCAATTCGACGCACGTCGCCGACGTCATCCAGGCGACGGCGAATGCATCGAAGATGGGGATGCAGGAATTCGGCCTTGCGATGCAGTACGCAGGTGCGCCGGCCGCGACACTCGGTGTCAGCATCGAGGAACTTGGTACGGCCATGGGCGTCATGGCGAACAACGGCATCGAGGCATCGACCATTGGCACGTCGCTAAGGTCGGTATTCAGCAGACTTGCTGATCCGCCGAAAACGACGGCAATGGCATTCGACCAGCTAGGAATCAGCGTCGCCGACCTGCAAAACGGAGACGGCAGCTTCATCGGGCTCTCGGGGGCCGTCGATTTGTTGCGCGACAAGATGGACGGCCTAAGTGATACGCAGCAGGTAGCGATTGCGAAGGCTATCGCCGGTGAAGATGCATATAGCGGGCTGCTGGCACTCATTCGGACGTCGCCGGAGGCATACGCGCA